ATTGACCCGCGCTTAACCCCCAAGGCGAGACTTGTAACCTTGGTTCATGAGGTCTGCCACCATGTCAACTACGAGTGGCAGCTTGAAGAGGTTTACGGGTTTACCAGCGAAGAGGAGGAGGATTTCACTACAGACTTGGGCAAGGCCGTTGCCAAAGCCCTTTGGCGCGACGGGTGGCGTCGGTGTCAGGGGGAAAGCATGGACGAAACACCCCCCAGAATTCAGTACCGAGCAGCAAGTTGGTACGACGAAAAAGCGTGATTCACATTACTTCATAAGACATTCACAAGAGTTATAATAAGTAAAACATCATTTATATTTAAGCAGTTGCCATTATTACATTAACATCAAATTAAGATGCCCGATATACTCTGTTGTTTGCATTTATTGAAAAAGCTGTTGACAGGATTCAATGTAGGACGAGGGTTGTTGCATGAACGTTAACGCTTTTGTGCGCGGAAATACTGTGGTTGCCAAAGTCGGAATTGATACAAAATTGTGGAGCTACTTCCGCATAACCAGCAGGCAAGGATGGTGGATCACCCTAAAACCCCTCACTTCCGTAGAGGTAGATGGAAAATGGGTCCCAGGTGAACCAGACGCCGCCAAGAAAACCATTCGCCGGCTTGTTTCCAACGCTTATGGAGGCGAACAAGTTGGTGGGCTTGTGGTCAACGGAATGGCCCTGGGATTGCACCTTTACCGAAAAGCAAAAGGCGGCAAAAGAATCGGCGCTGGAAGAAAGCCTGGAGTTGCCAAAGGTCGCACAAAGATCACTCGTTCTATTGCCATGAACAAAGCAAGTTGGGAAAAGCTCGATGTCCTCCGAGGCGACCAAGCGCGAGGTGCTTTCATTGCTAAAGCCCTGCAACTATCAGAGTAAAAGTTTTTTTAAAAAAGTTTTAAAAAGTTGTTGACGCTCTAATTGAAGGTTGTAGTCTGCCGTAAGCAATCCGCTTATTTGAGGCATATGTGCGTTGGCAATATATGTCATGAATAGTGGGAGCTACAAACCTAACCCACAACAACATGACGAAAACAAAAAAGGTTACAATCGCGGTCTCCGTTGACCCGGCTCTGTTTGAAGCAATTAAAACGCAGGCTTCGGTCCATGACCGACCCGTCTCCAACTATGTGCGGAGCATATTGAAAATGATTCATGGGGAGAAAGTTGAAGAGGAAACGGAGTCATAAATAAACCCGTAATCATACGCAACATTTTAAACCCATGACCTCCATAGATTTCATCTGCGCCTCTGGCCTTTTCGGAATGCTGGTGATGGCAGTTGTCGCAACTCGCTTCAAATGATCCGCGCATTCCTATCCCACATTCGCTCGTACTTGGCAGCGCATAACCCCGAACGGCGCCCCTCGTACATGACCTACAACACGTTTTTAAGCCGTTAGTCGTTAGTCCAACCCAAACAAAACAACAGAAAACATACCGAACATGAACTACACCACCCTGCTCCTCTCGCTAGGAGTCGTTATATCCGCATTCTTTCTGGGTCGCGTCAGCGCCCGTCTGGATGACAACAACAACATGAAGGCCACCTCCTTGCAGGGAGATGACCTTCGGTAGCCCCGGAGTGAACCGTCAAGAACACCCAAAGCAATGAATAACCAATCCCAGACCGCACTTGTGGTCAAGCAAGAGGTTCCCTTCAGCGATATGGAACGCATGGCCCAGGCCATTTCAAAAAGTGGTCTCTTCGGCATCAAGTCACCTGATCAGGCAGTTGCCCTGATGCTTGTGGCGCAGTCCGAGGGACGGCACCCCGCATCCGTTGCAAGCGAGTTTGACATCATCCAGGGGCGCCCTGCTCTCAAGAGTCAGGCGGCACTTGCGAGGTTCCAGCAGGCCGGCGGCAAGATCCAATGGCTAGTTAGAAACGACAACGAGTGCGCGGCAGAGTTTCAACACCCTGCTGGAGGCACCCTCCAAGTCTCATGGACTATGGAAAGGGCCAATGCCGCTGGTCTCACCGGCAAGCAGACTTGGAAGCAGTACCCAACTGCCATGCTGTCGGCCAGGACGGTTGCCGAGGGCGTCAGGGCGGTCTTTCCTGCTTGTCTAAACGGAGTGTACCTAGCCGAGGAGGTGCAGGACTTTGATACCCGCCCCGCTACTGGCAAGTTTCAAGCGGTCAAGGCGTCTCTTCCCCCGATTAAGGAAGAGGTGATTGAGCAGGAGGTGGTTCAACTCATTGAGACGCCAAAGCCAGAAAAAGAAGACCCGCTTGAGGCTATCTACGAGCTTGCCGAGAACGACAAGGTTTCCGAGGAGCAGATCGTCGGCTTCCTTCGATCCAAGGACGCAATCAACTCCGAGGTTGAGTACCTAGCCGACATCAAGCCGGCAATCCTACGCCGCCTCAAGAAGTCATGGCCTCAAGTCATTGCCTTCGCAGTCGGCGCCAGCATGGAGGAGGCAGCATGAGCGACTCAAACATCAAGTTTGTATTGGCTAAAACCAATATCCCTGACGGTCAACTTCAGAAGCAACTCGACAAAGAGTTTGATGAAAATCTTTCAACCGAAATGGTGCGACTAATGCCTAAAAAGCATGGTGCATCTGTTGAGGCACAAGAGACCCTAGTTCAAAGGGCTAAAGAAGCCTGTGAAGCCATTGAGTATCTTGCAAGTCACCAAAAAAAGTCTTGGTTTGATGTTGAAGAGGCAATCAATGCACAGATTGCTTCTTTAAGGTCAAAGCGTTCAATCGCAGAGTTTGAAAACAAGCAACTCCTGACTGCTCTTGGAGATGTTCGTCGATTCTTTTTTGACGATAAACACCAAGAGGAAGTTAAGCGCCTATCAGAGTTTGTAGAGGTTTGTGAACGGCTTCAGAAACTTCAGACAAGCGGTTTCTTGAATGCCGTTGCCGATACAATCTTGAAGTTGGAAGGAGGTGCAGCATGAAGAAAAACCTTACTCCTAACGAGAGGCAACTTGTTAAAGCGGTTCACGGGATTGGGCACCATGCCACCCTCTCCCCGTCAAAGTTGGACAAGCTCAACGAGTGCCTTCACTTTGAGGGCAAGCCTGCCGGACCTGCCGCAAAGCGTGGAACAGAAAAGATCCATGAACCTCTTGCTGATGCCTTTGAGCGCAACGAAAAGCCAACTGACCCTTTGCTTGCAAGGGCATGGGATCGAGCCAGAAAATACATTGTCAGGGTTGATGCCGTTGAGGAGAAGCTACAACTGCTTGATGACAATTTAGAGCAAGTCACCTTTGGTACTGCTGACCTTTATGGTCGCAGCGAAGGTGGAATGCTTGTCTTGGTGGATTGGAAATCCGGGTCACAACCGGCCTCTTCCTACTATCACCAAATGGCGGCATACGCCTTGATGCTCATGGAGCAGGAGGACGAGGAGTCTTGCGAGGCAGTCATTGTTCCTGTTGATGACGATGAGAACGAGGCTTATTCAATAGGTTTTACAAGGGAGTCGGCAGCGGAAGTTGTCTGGCCCCTTATTGCAAGGATTAAGGCCAAAGCTGAAAATCCCCGCGAGAACCAGTTCTGCAACTGGTGCGCAAAGCGGAAGGAGTGTCCTGTCTGGACCATGCCGGCAAGTGAGGCAATCACGCCTGTTAGGGAGAAGCTCCTTTTCACCCAGGAGGATGCCGCCATTCGCCCAGAGGCGTACATGGACGCCTTCAAAAAGTTAGAGGGCATCTTTGAGGATTGGGGCATCAAGGAGGCGTTGAAAGTCAAACTGGAATCAGGCATTGCCGTCCCCGGTTGGAAGGTTCAGACCCGCAAGGGAACGCAGTCTGTTGCAGATGTTGAGGCCGTCTTGCGGGATGTCGTTAAGGAGGTTGGCTTCACCAAGGCCGCGCAGTTTGTAAAAATTGACGCAACCAAGATGGTCAAGGCCTGGGAGGGATTTACCAAGAATCCCCTCCCCGTTGAGCTTGTCACCGGCGAAGGAACTACGGCACTTGTGCAGGACAAGAAGGGGGTGGCTAAATGAGTGCATCCCAAAATGAGGCGATCCTAGAGGCGCTTCTCTCTGGTCAGAAACTCACGGCACTTGAGGCATTAAACCAGCACGGGTGCCTGCGCCTAGCCGCAAGGATTCACGACCTCCGCAAGCAAGGTCACGACATCTACGAGGAGACCGTCACCCATAACGCGAAGCGTTATAGCCGGTACTACATACCGTCATGGAGCCTCAACCAAGGGGAGCTTGTTCTCGCATGAGCCATGTGGATACTCCCGAAACAATTACACATATCTCCCTATGTGCGGGATACGGCGGAATTGATCTCGGACTGCAAAGAGCAGTCAGAGGCATTCGCACAATCCTGTTTAGTGAGATCGAATCCTTCGCCTGCGCGAACTTGGTCGCAAAAATGGAAGCGGGACTCTTGGACGCAGCACCTGTATGGACGAACCTTAAAACCCTACCCTGGGATTGGTTTCGCGGAAAGGTGGGCATCCTCTCTGGCGGATTTCCCTGTCAACCATTCAGCAGCGCCGGCAAGCGGAACGGAGATGAAGATCCCCGCCACCTCTTCCCCTACATTTTGGACGGCATTGGAAGATGCAGACCTTCCGTTGTTTTCCTTGAAAATGTTGAAGGAATCCTCTCCGCAAAGCTCAATGGAGACGGGTGGAGAGATCCAGCAGGAACACCGGTTCTGCTCCATGTCCTCCGCGAGTTGGAACGAGTGGGTTACAAAGCAACGGCAGGCGTTTTCAGCGCGTCTGAAGTCGGCGCACCTCACCAGAGAAAGCGGGTCTTCATCATGGCCCACAATGACGGTGACAGACTCTTCGGCTATGTCCCCAGATCCGAGACCAAGCAGGGCAGCGACGGGTTGCAAAACGGAGTATCTGGCGAGGATGATCAACTGGCCCACCGTGACAGCAACGGAAGCCAGACAAGGTTTCCAAGACAGGAGCAGGGGAATGAAGGGCAGTCAGGAATCCCTGACTACGGTTGTGGTCAAGTCTGGCCTAGCCGACCAGGGCAACCACAATACAAGTGGGAGCCGCCAAGAGTCGTGGCTAACGCCAAAGAGTCGGGATTACCGAGGAGTGGAGAATCACATTCTTCGGAATGGCAAGAACATCCGAGCGACGGGTCAGGTATTCTCGGTGGGTCTTCCGACTCAAGCAATGATGGAGGAGCAGAAATCATGGGCGACTCCAAACACAATGGATTGCCTTCCTCCGAAATCTCCAGAGGCATTAGCGAGGAATCTGAAGAAGGGGGGATGCAGGAACTTGAGGGAGGATGTCGTTTATCGAGTGGGAACTTGGGCGACTCCGAGGGCGGGTGCAACGGACAACTCCCGTCCCAACAACAAGGGTGGGATACCATTGGGCGACCAATGCAGGAGGGAGGGGAAGTGGGCGACCCCACAGGCACGGGATTACAAGTCGGGAGAGGATTTGGAATCCTGGAGCAAGAGGGCGGAGTTTCAGAAACAGAAGGGAGTCAACCTTCACCTTCCATTGAGCAGTCAAGCTCTTCATGTCGAGGAGAAGTGGGCAACACCCCAGACCAGGGATGCCAAGGGAGCAGAAGGGCGTATGATTCGGGAGGGCAACTTTTCGGATCTTCCGAGTCAGACAGAGGTGGAGAGGACGGGAGCCTGGAACCGCAACAATGGCAAACTGAACCCTCGGTGGGTGGAAACCCTAATGGGCCTTCCTGTGGGGTGGGTCATGCCGAGTTGTATATCTCCTGTGACAACCGCACAGACGAGTTGCGATTATTGGGGAACGGAGTCTGCCCCCAAACCTGTGAACTGGCCTTTAGAACTCTCTGGGAGGAACTGACCAATGAGTAACCGACTAAAAGCCTACTTTGACAAAGAGCAAGTGCCGGCGGCAGCGCCGAGCTTTCCGAAGCCAGACCTCACCATCATGGGTCTTTACGCCTTGATTCACGAAATGGAGCAGGACCGGCGTGAATTGCAGCAGGCCCTTGATGACCAAATCGCAGAGGTGGCCCGTCTCAATCAACTCCTCTCTGGACAATGAAAAAGCGTAAGCCTCTTACCCTGGCACAAAAGCAAACCAAGAAGGAATTAGCAGTCCTTCGTAAGCGCACCCCGGAAGAATGGGTTGAGCGTATCAACGCCCTGCCCACCGAGATCATACCCCATGCGGCTCGACTCGTCTGGTGGGATTGGTTTGCCCTGCGGATGGTTTCCAAGCGGTGGCCCCATTTGGACGCTTTTCTCAAGTTCAACACGCAGGAGGTGGAATTTACCCCCTTGTGCGAGGCGCTCATCACTCTTGGCTACCCGGATGGGATAGCCAGAAACCGTGCAGACAACCCCCAATCGCATTAACCATGAGCAATTCAAATCAAGACCCCCTCTGGCTGCAACGCTGGAAAACGGAAGGCATTCGATACCTTGGCAAGGATGATAACGGACATATTGACCACCTGGATCGTTGGCATCAGGCGTACAAGGCAGGGAATGCCGACGGGTATACTGAAGGCCGGCACGAGGCTACCGAGTTAGCCGTTGGTCTCCTCTATCATCAGTACCAGCACCTCAAGACCTTCCACGGCAAGGAAGACGAGCGCTGCCTGCTACTCAAAAACGCCATTCTTGAGATCCGCCACGCCCAGGCAGAGGAGATGGACCAATGAGTGAGGAGCGTCCACCAGCATCAATTAACGGCAAACCGAACCCAGCTTACAGGGTTTGGTATAGCCAATCCGAGCAAGGCAAGGCCGTAAAGAAGCGGTATGCCCAATCTGCCAAAGGAAAAGAATGCCAAAGGCGATTTTACAAGAGCGCAAAGGGTCAGATTGCATGGCGTAAGGCTAGGGAAAAAAGAATCCAAAAAGACCCCATTTCTTATGTTGATAAGATGGTAACTCACCTCAAATTTGCCGGCGCCTACAACGATTATCAAAACGATGATTTTGACATGGGAGGGCAGTATGAATAGCAGGGCCAAAGGATGCCGGGGAGAACGCGAGTGGAGGGATCAACTCCGCGAAGCAGGCTTCCTCAAGGCTCGTCGAGGTCAGCAGTTTTCTGGAGGAAGCGATTCTCCAGATGTCGTTTGCGAAGAACTACCTACCATACATTTTGAAGTAAAGAGAGTAGAAACAGGCAACCCCTATAACTGGCATGACCAGGCAAGGGTAGATGCCGGCTCAAAGACCCCTGTAGTCGTTCACAAGCGCAATGGTCGAAAGTGGCTTGTCATTATGTCTGGGGAGGATTGGTTGGAGATGATCAAGGATACTGACTTGGTTCATCAAATTGACGACACAGAAATTAAAAGGGCCTACTAAATGAACCACTACCCTCACCACATTGGCGACTTCAACAACGGGACCCGACACCTTACTCGGATTGAAAGGTCAATTTATCGAGACTTGATTGAACTCTACTACGACACCGAATCACCTCTAAATGGCGACATTGAAGCGCTTGCAAGGCGTATCATTGCCCGGAATGAGGAGGAAAAATCAGCACTTGTTGCAATACTAGGGGAGTTTTTTGAACTTATAGACGGGGTGTATTTTCACTCACGTTGTGAAGAGGAAATATCTAAATACAAGGCACTTGCAGATCGGGCAACCAAGGGTGCGGCATCTCGTTGGGGAAACAAGCATATGCTTAATGATGCTAGGGCATTGCCCAAGCATACAACAAGCAATGCCAACCAGAACCAAGAACCAGAACCAAGAACCATAATACCCCCTACCCCCAAGGGGGATGAGAAACGCATTTGTCACGAACCAGTCACGAATCGTGACCTAGAGAAGAAAGAGAAGACAAGAATAGAGGAGAAAGAAAAAGACTTCCTAGCATTCTGGCAGGCTTACCCTCGGAAGACCGGCAAGGGTGCAGCGTGGAAAGCCTGGATCAAAGCGAGCATCCCTTCCATTGATGCCGTCCTCTCCGCAATCCGCAAGGCCCGTCAGTCCTCGGATTGGCAAAAGGAACGGGGCGCCTTTATCCCCCACCCCGCTACATGGCTAAATCAGGCACGTTGGGAGGACGAGGGAATGGATTACGCTGCTTTGGCAGGAAAACGCGATACAAGGCATCCCTCGGCTCAAGAAAGGCCCATTCAGGTAGACGAGCAGGATGCCCTTTCATGGTTAGAGGATAATTACTCGGTTTCGGATCGAACCATCACCTTCAAAGAATGGCCCAAGGATATTCAGTCTCAATACCTCAACTCCAAGCAACTTCAAGCGGCATGATGTTTGAAAGACCAACGCCAATGACCATAAAGCCAACAACTCCAATAATGGTTAACAGAATACTAAAAAAGGGTGCTTTTTTTATTATCACTACTGAATACATGACGACATTTAAGCACCCACCAGCAAAAACAAGAGTTAAATCAAGGAACAAGGCGTTGGCTTATCTTGATTTTGACAGAGAACACCTTTTAAGCCATGCAACAGAATGGGCAAAGTATCTGTAGCCACTAACCAAATCAGCTAGACATCTGATGTTAAATGCTTTAATTCGGGAATTGATTCTAACCACCTAACAACTCAAACCGTCAAGACAAAAATGGGAGTTCAGAAGCCAAGAAGCCAGGGCAAAGGAGATGGGCGTCGAGATAATTTTAAAGCCTTCTCGGATAACCTTTCCACCATCAAACGCCGAGACAATCCCCTCACCGGGAAACTTTTCCTCAAAAAAGCCAATCGAACCGTTGTTAAATATGGCTAAAAAACAAAAAGCCCTTGCCGTTATAGAACCCAAGCTGCCGGCGAAGCGGGGCCGACCGTCCCTCTATTCCGAAGAATTGGCAGATCATATCTGTTCCCGACTAGCCAAAGGAGAATCGCTTCTTTCCATTTGCTCCGACGACAAGATGCCTTGTCATAGCGCAGTCAGGGCATGGGCGGTTGATGATTACAATGGTTTTTATGCCAAATATGCGCGCGCCAGAGATATTGGACTAGAACACCATGCTGAACTGATCCTCAAACTGGCAGATGAAATCCGCCCAGGGCAGAGGACTGTCTCCAAGGCTACCGGCATGGAGGTCACAGAGTTGGATCAGGTGGAGCGCAGCAAGCTGCAGATTGATGCCCGGAAGTGGTATCTTTCAAAAATTGCACCCAAACGCTACGGGGACAAGTTGGAGGTGGATCAGACAATAAAAATTCAACCCGTTACCTATTTAGGTGGAGACGCCAACTGATCGCCCTGCCGTAGTGGTCAGGCCACGCAAGCAGTTCAGAAAGTACCTGGAGCGCAAGCAAAGGTGGGCCTGCCTTATCTGTCATCGAAGGGCCGGCAAGACTGTTGCCTGTATGCAGGATTTGATTTTAAGGGCGCAGAATGACCCCCGCATGGACCCTCCTCGCCGGTATGCCTACATTGCCCCGACAAGGGATCAGGCCAAGGATGTCGCCTGGGCAATGCTCAAGAGGTTTGTGCAATCCTACCCGGATACCAAAATCAACGAGGCGGATTTGACCGTGACCTTTGCCAATGGAGCAAATATCCGCCTCTACTCTGGCGAAAACTACGACCGCATGAGAGGGCTTTATTTTGATCACGTCATCTTGGATGAGTTTGGGGACTTGGACCCTACGGCATGGCAGGCAGTCGTGAGGCCGGCGCTATCGGATTACAATGGAGGGGCAACCATGATTGGCACTCCCAAGGGAAGAAACGGATTCTGGAGGCTATGGGAGGCAGCGTTAAAAGACCCTGATTGGTTCACCTTGATCCTAAAGGCAAGTGAGTCTGGCATCCTTGACGAAAAAGAAATTGCAGACATCAAGCGCGGGACGCCGACTCATATCTTTGAGCAAGAGTTTGAATGTTCCTTTGATGTTGGACGCCCTGGGGCAATCTATTCCAAGTCACTTTCCGAGGCTCGGAACCAGCGCAGGGTATCTAATGACATCCTCTGGTTCAAAGAGGCCCCAGTCTATACCTCCTTTGACGTAGGCGCCCCCCTCAACCAACGCTGCTGGATCTGGCAAATGGTATCAGATCGTTTGATCTTCCTTGAGGCCCTGTCAGGAGGAGATGATTGCAAGACGCCGGCGGATTGGGCAGGTAGGCTTGCCCAGAAGCAGTACCGATATGGGGCGCACTTTATTCCCCATGATGCCGCTACCGAGAACGGAGGGCTATGGCAGGAAGCCCTCAAGCTAGGGGGTTTAGCCAATGTGGTGCCGGTACCTCGTCAGATGTCAGTCTGGGATGGCATCAACCTTGCCTTGGATGCTTTCCCACGCATCAGTTTCAACGAAGACGGGTGCAAGGAGGGCATTGATTCACTTGATGCCTATCACTCCAAAGAAGAACGTGATGGGGTCACTATCAAGAACGTCCCGGTACACGATTGGTCATCCCACGGGGCAGACTCATTCTCTCTAGCTCATCAGGCAATCAAAGCCGGCCTTGTCGTGGATCGAACTGCTATCCCACGCAGAACACGACCAATCGGCAGGGCAGAGGTCATCATGGGCTTTAGAGGGTGATATGTTTACAAACCCCGTAAATCTGAACATGAGGTCATCAACGTGTTCACGGCATTGACATGACACCCGCAGATATGCCAACGCCTACAGAACACCAATTACTTGAAACTATCTTTGAGAAATGCGTCATTCGACGCGGCAAGGGCAGGCAAATTGACTGCAAGCTAGGACTCTGGGGCGTTGGATCTAGGGATAAAGACTCATTAGAACGCAATGCCCGTCACTACTGGATTCAGTATTACCGTGATGGTGAGTATGACAAAATCCTAGGCAGCAATGACGCCAGTTGAGATAGCAGCAGCAGTCTACAGCAAGGAGCCTTGCAAACGCACCTTTGCCGAGGATCTTGAAGCTCACCTACTCAATGGTCATGTTCACTCTACCGACCAGTATTTCATCATGGGTAGGAAGGTCAGGAGTTATGCTGACCACGCTGACATTATCAACCCCTGGGTAAAGCATGAGAACCCTGACTGCTGGTTAGTCTGGTTATATGCCGGCAATATGAGGAAGGCTTTTGAAGCGGCAGATGTCCAACTCCCAATGGTCGCATTTGAGAAAAGAAACCGGCTAAAATTTTACTCTTGGGATGTTATACGCAAAAGAACAGAACGATTCTTTGCATAATTCCTCTTGCCAAGTTAGTAGGCGGATGTTAATTCCGCTAAATGCTTTCCAGATTAGTAGCCTTTTTTGATGATTTAGTTTTGGCGCTTACGCCCGAATTGGCACTTGCCGGTGGGATTCCCGCACCCAAAGAGAACATTGATAAAAAGCCCACCCTGGCGCTCAACAAGGGTGGCGGGTCTCCACCACCACCCCCGCCTCCAGCAATTAACATCCCTCCGCCTCCTCCACCGCCACCTCCACCACCCCCACCACCGACGGCCTCTAGCCAAGACGTTGCTGCTCAACAGCAGTCTGCTCTTCAAAACAATGCTGGTCGATTTGGATACAAGGCGTCTCTCATGCAGGGGGCTAACACCTCATCCAATAGTGCTACCGGCAGCGGTTCGCTTCTCGGATCGTAATGGCAAAGAAAGACGCTGTTGCCGAGGTGGTTGATACCCCCAAGGGCAAATCCAATACCGAGCTAGGCGCCGGGATTGTTTCCCGTTGGTCGCGTCTAGAGGCAGACCGAAACTATTGGATGAGTATGTGGCAACAGATTGCCGAGCTTGTGATGCCTCGCAAGAGTTACATCCTAGCAACGACCATCACGCCAAACTCGGAGCGTGAGGCCCGTTTGTATGATTCCACGGGAGTTCGCGCCAATCAGATCCTTGCCGCCGGTTGCATGAGTTACATCACCCCTGCGGATTCGCGTTGGTGCAGTTTCACGGCCCCGGAAGCCATTGAAGATGGGGATGGGGTGCAGGAATACTTTGCAGAAGTCACCGAAATTGTCATGGAGACGCTTGCCCGGAGCAACTTCCATCAGGCAATCCACGAATTGTACCTGGATCGAGGATGCTTCGGCACCGCAGTCCTTTTTGTTGAGCCTGGAGAAAACCTTCCCATCACCTTCACCAATGTGGATGTCGGTACATTCTGCATTTCCGACAACTACGAGGGGTATGTGGACACCATGTTCCGCCGCATGGAAATGACCGCACGACAGATTGTGCAGCAGTTTGGCATTGAAAACGTCTCTGATGGCGTCCGCAACTGCTACAATCAAGACAACGGCAAAGGCATGGACGAGAAATTCCATGTCATCCATGCGGTCTATCCGCGTGATGAAGGGAGCCGGGACAAGAAAAAGTACGATGGTCCCAACAAGCCGATTGCTTCCTGCTACGTTGAGGAAAAGGGCCGGCATATCCTGCGTGAGAGTGGCTATGACGAGTTGCCATTCATGGCGACACGCTACCTCAAGTGGCAGAAGTCCCCCTACGGATGGTCGCCATCTTGGACTGCCATGCCTGATTTGCGTCAGTTGAATTTCCTACAGAAACAGATGGATGCGTTGGCGGAACTTGCTGCATTCCCGCGCATCTTGGTTCCCGACTCAATGGAATCATCCCTTGATCTCCGAGCCGGGGGCGTCACCTACTTCAACGCTTCTGATCCCAATGCGGTTCCCCGTGAATGGATGACCCAGGGACGCTACGACATTGGGTTAGAGAGGGTCGCCCAGAAGCAAAATGACATCAATGAGGCGTTTTCTGTGCCGTTGTTCCAGATGTTCACGCAACAAGAGAACGGCGCACCCAACCGCATGACGGCAACCGAGGTCAATGCTCGAAACGCTGAACGTCTGGCCCTTTTCTCGCCCACGTTTTCACGCCTCACGACCGAACTACTCACTCCTCTTTTGCAACGTGTTTACGGAATCCTTGCCAGAAATGGTGCATTCCCACCTCCCCCGGAAGCACTCATCCAGCAGGGACCAGCAGGGGATCTCTTCATCCCAGAACCCAAAGTAGAGTTTAATTCACGCATTGCTCTAGCCGTTAAAAACATGGAGCAGGGCGCTGTTGATAGTGCCGTGCAAAGGGCCGGCGCCGTTGTGCAGATGACCCAAGACCCCTCTGTGTTGGATAACTTTGATTTTGACCGCATGGTCAGGGAAGGCGCACTAGCGGCAGGAGTGGATAGCGAATACATCCGACCCAAAGATCAAGTGGCCCAGATGCGCCAGCAGAGGGCGCAGGCCCAACAGCAACAGGCCGAAATGCAGGCTCAAGCCCATGCCGCTGATGTTGCCCAAAAGGTGGGCGGCATTCGACAAGACAGCGCCCTTGCTCAAGGCGTCCAAAACCAAATGGGAGCAATGATGTAGAAAACCCATTCCGATTATGCCGAATGAATTAACTGACAGAGATTTGGAAATCCAGCGCATTGCTGCCGCCTATTCCTATTTTGAAACCGATCCGGGCAAACTCGTCCTTGCCGATTTAGAAAAAGCCTTTGGCATCAATGCCCAGGCATTCCTTCCCGATTCCAAGGGAGACTTTTGCCCCATACGAGCAGCAATCAGGGACGGGCAAAGGAGTGTTCTGCTCCATATGAGGGCGATTGCAATCAAACACAACAATGGCACG